AGTCATGGAACACGAATTCAAATTTGAAACAACTACTGGTGCTGGTGACGAGACTGTGCAATGCGTCTTGACATACGAGACTGACGAGGAAGGCACTTACGCTGAGAATCTCAAGTCAATCCATTACCAAGGTACAGATGTCTTTGCATTGTTGTCTGATGAGCAATTCATTGAGATTGAGATGCGTGGCACGATGATGTTGTCAAGCCACTTATTAGCAGAATCAGATCACGCAAAGATTGTTGAGTACGAGCGTGAGTAAACAAGCAGTTTGGACATTGATTGTTTTATCACTAGCGACTTTTTGGTTGCTAGTGGTTTACTTTATAAAGGCTTTGTATGACACAAGATGAAATCATTTGCATGGGATTAGAGGCTGGAATGCGTTTTTACTGTGATAGTTGGACTGTTGAGGATGATCCAGATTCTAAAAATCCAAAAAAAATCAGCACATTACATCTTCAACGCTTTGCCAAACTGGTAGCACAGCATGAGCGTGAGGCGTGTGCCAATGTGTGTGATGAGGTTCTGGCAAACGATTGGGAAGGCAAACTGATTTGTGCCTCCGCCATTCGAGCAAGAGGACAAGCATGACCCAAGATGAAATCATTGAGATGGCTAGGCAGTCTGGTCTTGTAGGTAAGCCAACCTATACGGAAGGGCTTGTAGCCTTTGCCAATTTAGTTGCTCAACAAGAGCGAGAGCGTATTGCTAAAAAATTAGAGCAATTGCCATTTGGTGATACTGCTGCAAGTTTTGCTATTTATGTGAGGGAAGCATGACTAAAGACGAAGCATTACGCCTTGCATTGGAGGCGTTGGAAAACATAACTAGCGTTTCCATTTGTGAAGCAACACATCACGCAAAAAAAGACAGGCATCTTCTTTGTGAAGAGTGTCCTAATGAAGTGAGGCATTTAAAAGCCATCAACGCCATTAAAGCCGCACTAGAAGCGAAGGATGAGCCTGTTCCTGTAGCAATCGTAGAAGTATTTGGAAAAGATTGGAGGCTTGATTACATGGCACTACCTGTTGGTAAACACAAACTTTACGCACAGCAGTACACCTACACCACCCCACCACAGCGCAAGCCGCTGACGGAGGAGGAAATCACCGAAATCTTTTCCACCACAAAAGGCTTAGATTTCTATTTGAACTTCGCCCGAGCCATCGAAGCCGCACACGGCATTAAGGGGGAAGCATGAGCAAAGGGTCAACGGGTCGCCCGTTTTCAGTAAGTAATGAAGAATACTCTAATCGATGGAACGCCATATTCGGCAAAGACAATGAGAAAAACAACAAAGCGCAAGAAATGGAATCTGATAGACCCGATAACTCACAGCATAGTGGGGGCAGCCATAACTCAGAGGGACAAGCTAGACAAACTAAGACTTCTTGAGTATTCCGCACTAGAAGCTATTTCTAAAGGAAATGGAACAGTTACTGACTGGCGTACTTTAGTTGACGTTTTAAACTTATCAGAAACAATGGGTAGAGCAGGAATAGGCCCTGAAGTCCTACCTGTTTGTCAAAAGGCTCAGGAAGCCCTCCATAAGGCCGCTATGCGCTACCAAGAGACGATGCGCATGGGTTTAGACGGAGAAGGCATAAAAGCCTGTAGAGACTTGATTGAGTACGCTGATCTTCAACAAGGAAGTATCTCAAGAAGTGAGTTTGAGAGATACATTCAGAAAACTAGAGACTACATTCGGTCACATGGAGATAAAGTCGTTGAAATATCCTAAGTTTCCATATTTTCGTAGCGTGGCTCATTTGAGGAATGTTGCTTCTTTGCCTTGTCAATGGTGTGGCGTAGATGATGGATGCCAAGCGGCTCACTCAAATATGGCTCAACATGGAAAAGGCAGGGGAATCAAGGCAAGTGACGAGTTTACGGCTGCTTTATGCCAAACCTGTCACTTTCAGCTAGACCAAGGCAACAAGCTGTCAAAACAAGAGCGTCAGGACATGTGGACAGAGTCTCACATAAGGACGTATAAAAAACTCAAAAGTCTTGGGTTGTGGCCTATTGACGTTCTTATGCCGTATTGATAGAGTGACTTAACCAAGTTGCCATTTGGTTTTCCTAGAGAGGCTTGTCCTCTCTATTTTTTCGTGGGATAATGGTACAAACTCCATAGGATAGCTATGTCTGGACTACTCGCACCACAAGCCGAAATTACCATTGAAATTGCCCAACAAGAAGGCGAAAGCATGATTTCCGCCGAGGAAAACGCTAAAACTCGTACTTTCTTGATGGAAAACTGGAATCTTGGCCCTGAGAAAACAGCACAGCCAAACATGGACTACTGGCGCAAGCTGTCTAAAGTATGGCGTATCGCACCAGAGCAAGCCAAGCGTAACCTATGCGCTAACTGCGAATACTTCAACGATAGCCCTGATATGCTGGCTAAGATGGAATCAATCCCTGAAGACCAGTTTGACAAAGATGGTGGTGGTCGTGGTTACTGCGGTAAATTTAGTTTTGTGTGCCACAATTTGCGTACTTGTCAGGCTTGGGAAAAGGGTGAGCAACCTGAATCCGAGGGTGAAGACTACGAAAATGGCGACATGCCAGAAGGAGAATAATCTTGGGTACTACCAACCAGCAAGCCTTAGAAATGATGCAAAAACTTATGCAGAAAAAGAAGCCCATGCCTGTGCGTGGTGAGCGTACTGCAAAGAACAAAGCAAAGAAGCCGAAAGGTAAATAATGGCTGATTTAAGGGCTACTCCTTACGCTAACCCATTAACAGGGTTGTCCAACGATGTTATCCAAGGCTTGCTTGGTTACATGAAAGATAAGCAACGAACACAGCAGATGCAAGGTCTAGCTAGTTTGCTTGAAAGCACAGGAATCCCTAAGACAGTAGAACGAGCAGCATACGCTGAAAGTCCTACTGGTCTGCTAAACGCATTGACCAATGTAAATCGTGCCAATGTGCCATTGCTAAAGCCTGAGACTGCTGACGCATTGATGACCTTAGCACCAGTACCATCAGGCGCAAATAAAGCTGCTATGGCTGCTGGTCGTGCAGGTGAGCGTTATGCAGAGAAGGTAGTGCCACAGATTCTTGAGCGTGGTGGTTTACCTGCTGGATTGCTTCAAGACTTGGCACAAGGAACTCAAAGCAACATTACTGCATGGCACGCTAGTCCTAAGTTATTTGAAAAATTTGATGTAACTAGAACTCCAGAAACAGGTTCTGCTTATACACAAGGTGCTTATGCTGCTGCTGCAAGACGAGAAGCAGAAGGCAAATACCTTCCCAGAGCACCAGAGTGGGAAGAAAAGCTAATGGCTATGTATAAGCAAGCAGAAAAAAATCGTGACTATGATTCGTTAGAAGTCATTGAATCTGCATTGATGTATAAAAATCCAAAGCAATTGCGTGCTGACTTTATTGAAAGTGGAGAATATTCTCCTGAGTTTGCTAAAAAAGCAGAGCAGACAATTAAAAAGATTGAATCTGTGCCTCGTGACAGCTATCTGTACAAACTTGATATTTCTGATGAAGCATTGCCAAACTATATGTTGTTTGACAAGCCAATGTCTGAACAGCCTAAAGCAGTTCAAATGTATGCAAAAGAATTAGGCATTAACAATGACGAATATTTGGGTGGTGATATTGTTGGAAAGATGAGAGCATCAGGTATGCCTGAACTCAAAATCCAGCAAACACTTAGAGAAAAAGGAATTTCTGGATTGATATATGATTCTCCAGATGTTCAAGGTTCAGTAAACTATGTAACCTATGACCCAGATTTAATTAAGATTCTTGAAGTAAACGATAGACCAATTACAAGTCTGCTAGAATATTAGTAATCACTAACTTAACCTTGACCAACCCTAGAGGAGTCAAACAAAAATGAATAAATTAGAGGCAGGAAAATCTGAAAACCTAACCAATAGAGGTCGAGGAAGACCCAAGGGTGCGGTTAATAGGGTCACCAACGAGTTTAGAGAGACAGTTAGATGTCTGCTAGAGGATAACTCTCAAAACGTCTCTAAGTGGCTAGAATTAGTTGCAGAGGGTGACCCAGATCGAGACATTCGTCCTGACCCTTACAAAGCCTTAGACATGATTTCTAAGTTGGCTGAGTATGCAACTCCTAAGTTGGCTCGTACTGAGGTCACAGGAAAAGATGGTGGCGCACTTGAGATTTCTAATTTGTCTGAAGACGAGTTGGATGCAAAGATCAATGCTGCAATGCTTGCTGTAAATGGAAGATAAACTCGAACTTCTATTGCTTCTTGAGGAAAAGAAGCGCAGACAGTATGAGTACCGATACAAATATGTTTTTGAAAGTCTTTATGGCTGGCAACAAGAATTTATCGGTGCTACTTCACAATACTCACAATGCTGCTTAATTGCAGCTAATCGTATTGGTAAGACATTCCTTGGTACATACATTGACGCTATTCATGCGTTAGGAGACTATCCTGATGACTGGAATGGGCATAAATTTGACCATGCCCCACTAATATGGTGTCTTGGATACTCAGGTGAAAAGACCCGAGATTTGTTGCAAGCTGCCATTGTTGGCAAAAAGCAAGGCGATAAATACGCTGGCGGTCTAATTCCTACAGAAAGAATCATTGGCACAGAATCAATGGCAGGAACGACTAATGCTTTGCGGTCTGTATTTGTAAAGCATAAATCTGGAAGCACATCAACAATCCAGTTTTGGAGTTACTCTCAAGGCCAACACGCATTGATGGGTGACGCTGTTGACTGGTTTCACATTGACGAAGAACCAAGAGATAGGGCTATTTTCCCACAGGTTTTAGTTCGTACAGCTACTGGTGACAGAGGTGACGGAGGCCGAGGAATCCTTACATTTACCCCTGAAAATGGCAGAACTGAGTTGGTTATTCAGTTTATGGATTCACCATCAAGCGCCCAATTCTGTATGCAAAAGGGATGGGATGATGCGCCTCACCTAAGCGAAAAGGTAAAAACAGAGTTGTTGGCGTCATTCCCTGTTCATCAGCGAGAGATGCGTACTCGTGGTGTTCCAATGTTGGGGCATGGTCGAATCTATGACTTTTCTGAAGAACTTATCTCTTGTGACCCATTTGAAGCACCAGAGCATTTCTTTGTTATTGATGGGTGTGACTTTGGTTATGACCACCCGCAAGCGCAAGTTCAATTGTTATGGGATAAGGATTCCGATACTTTTTACTTGTCTAAAGCATGGAAAGCTAGAGGCATGACTCCTGCTCAGGCTTGGGGAGCAACAAAGAATTGGTCTGAGAATGTGCCAACAGCTTGGCCTTTGGATGGATTACAGACTGAGAAAGGTAGCACTACTCAGCTTAAACAGTACTACATTGATGCTGGATTCAATATGCTCAATGAACACGCTACATGGCCTGATGGTGGAAATGGCGTAGAAGTTGGCTTGATGGAGCTGCGAGACCTAATGGTTACTGGTAGATTCAAGGTTTTCTCAGGATTAAGAGACTGGTTTGAGGAATTTATCCAGTACCACAGGGATGAAAATGGAAAGATTCATAAGTTAAAAGAAGACTTATTGGATGCCACACGCTATGCCTACATGATGCGTAGGTATGCCGTTCAAGTGTCTCAAGTGCGTTCAAACGCTTGGGGCAAACCGATTAACCAAACACCGAAATGGATTGTCTGATGTATTTAATGCCTCAAGGGGTAAATTTAGCCCCAAAAGTAAAAGAACTTGAAAAGCGTGTCGAACTGTTGGAAAATATGATAAAAGAGTTAAAATTGGACAAACCCCGAATGGGTCGCCCTCCAAAGGACAAAAATGCAACAGAACGAACTGAAGTCAATACTCCAAGCAGAGATTGATGATGCTATTGGCTACATTGAAACAGAGACTGTTGACCAGCGCAAACAGGCTCTGGAAGCGTATCTCCGACAGCCATATGGTAATGAGGTTGAGGGTAAATCTCAGATTGTTACTGGAGAAGTAGCAGAAGCCATTGATGGCGCACTTCCTAGCTTAGTTCGTATCTTTACAGGCTCAGACAATATCGTAGTCTTTGAGCCACAAGGCCCTTCCGATGAAGCGTCTGCAAAACAAGCCACCGATTACTGTAATTGGGTTTTTACCAAGGACAATGCAGGTGTAGCTATTTTGCATGACTGGTTCAAAGATGCCTTGAAGC